CGGTGCTCACGATGCCCGCGTTGCCCGGAACCGTGACGGTGTTGCCGCAGACCACCCGCCAGCCGACGTAGTAGTCGTCCGTGGCGGAACGCTGCGCAGCCTCCAGCTCGAAGGTTGCGACCGTGGGTCCGCCCGCTCCGACTGCCCCCTGGTGTCCGTCCGCCGCCTCGTTGATGGACGCGACCATCGTGTCGACGGTCGTGTTGGCGACGGCGGGGACCGGCGCCGTGATCTCGACAGCGTCGAGAGTCAGGATGATCTGCTCGGCGCCGAGGGTGAAGTCCGCGACGTCCCAGTCGATGCCGTCCGCGTACGCGATCTCGTCGCCGACCAGGTGCGCCATGATGCCGCCACCGCCGCCGGAGATCGTGTCGAGGTCGATGCCTGCCACCGGCATCACCGTGTCGCCGTTGATGGTCATCGCGACCAGGTCCGACTCGGCGGGGATGAAGGAGTAGGGCGCCGGACCCGCGACAGTGAACTTCGCCGGGGTGTCCGTGGTGTTGGCGAACGTGACCGTGACCGTCTCCTCGACGGGTCCGGTGAACAAGAGACCGCTGCCGCCCTCGAAGTGGAGGTCGGGGGTCAGTTCCGAGCCGCTCGGGAACGTGATGATGACGCCCGTGAGCCCCGCCGACTTCGTGCTGTTGTCGAAGGTCGGGGTGTAGACGTCGTTCGCGCCCGAGTCCTGGATGGTGTACGTGCCCACGCCGCTGACGCCGGGGATGGCGACTGCGAGGGTGTAGGTCATGTCCACGATCATGTTGTGGTAGAAGCTCGCGTAGACGCTCGCCCCGGTCGGGACCACGTCCTTGAGCGTCACCGTGCTGCCCTCGACCGAGATCACCTCGACGCTGCCGCGAACGAGAGCGTCTTCGACCGAGAAGCCCCAGTAGACGTCGACCACGTCGGGTCGGTTGACCGGCACGCCGATGCGGTCGTTGGCGACGCTCTGGAAGAGGCTCGCCCCGAGGGTCGTCGAACGCCCGTTGCCGAGGGTCGGTGCGAACGGGAGCAGGAACGCGCTCGTGCTGACGGCGCCCTGCGAGGAGACGACCGCGGTGCAGGGGGACATGAACGTGCGGTTGTCCACCAGCGTCGGGGTGATCTGCGTGTCGTCGAACAGCTCCGACCCGGTGGTCGTGATGCCGCTCACGACCGTGGCAGCGGTGCCCCACATGATGCGGTCGTTCTGGAGGATGTAGTCCGAGGCAGCCGTGTACTGGCTGCCGCCCGGCACGTCGCCGACCCACGAGATGCTCGTCACGTTGACGTGCGCCAGGTAGTCGAACGTGTCCTGCCAGGTGTTGAAGTAGTATTGGATCGTGACCACCGCACCCGCCAGAGGCGCCGATGCCAGCGTGACCGCCCGGCTCGCACCGTCCACCGACACCGGAACGACCTGCACGCCCGCCACCTTGACCGTGACGTGGCTCGGGTCGGTCGTGGTGACACCGCCGTTGGTGCCGTCCACGATGGGTCCGTTGTACGTGTAGAAGGTCTTGCGACGGACCGAGACCTGACCCGCGGACAGCCCGAGCAGCGCGTTCGCCGTGCCGTCGAGGACCGTGAGGTCGTGGTTCGAGTTGAGCGACAGGGCGCTCTCGCCGAAGTTGTTGACGAACGTGGCGCCCGTCAGCGTCCCGACCGCAGCCGCCGAGATGACGTTGGCGATCTGCTGCATCGTGTAGTCGGTCTTCGGCGTGATGGTGATCGTCGCCGCCGTGCCGTCCACGATGAGGTTCAGGACGTTGTTCGCCGGAACGATGACCGCGCCGGACGGTCCGATGACGTCCGCGTGCAGGTCGATGGTCGCGGTGCCCGGCGTCGGGGCGTTCACGTCCTTGATGCCGACCGCTGCCCGGATGATCGCGTTCTCGGCGGTCACCTGGTCGGACACGTCGTCCGTGATCTGCGTGTCTTCGCGGTTGAAGAAGTAGCTGACCTTCACCTCGTCCCCGAGGTTCGGTGCCTGAGCCAGCTCGACGATGCCGGCAGCGCCGCTGACCGCCAGCACGAGGACGGGCAGACCGTTGATCGTCACGTCCACGTCGCCGCGGCTGTTGCTCGTGAGACCGCGACCGGAGCCGTCCACGATGGGCAGGTTGCGAACCTGGACCTTCCTGAGCACGCCGTCGAACGCACCGCGGGTCACGACGCCCGTGGCGGACACGCTGACGACTGCTCGCCCGGTCATGTCCTCGCCGACGACGCGCTGGTCGGTGGTCGCGGACGAGCCGCGGACCACTTCCAGGTCCAACTGCGACAGGTACTCGTTGCCCTCGCCGATGAACACCGGAATCTTCAAGGACTCGATAGCCCCCCTGAGCGGATTCTCGTAGTCGGTCTGGGTGTAGACGTTGGGTGGAGCGTATTCGCGTCCGGGGAAAGGCATGGGGCACCTCGCTGAGTGGGTCGTTCATTCCGATGCCCTCTCGACCGAGAGGACACGAGCGTCGAGCTGTTCGCATCGTGACCGTCCCCCGCCACAGCGGGGAAGGCAATGTCTCCCAACGGGGAGAGCGCCAGCTAGAGGCCCATTCGGTTGTCCGTCTCCATCAAGCCATCTCCCCGTTTCCGTAGGAGAGGTGGTGCCCAGGTGCGTCCCGGAGAACTCACCCTTCGCTGATACTGTCCGCGGATAGCCAAACTAACGGCGGAACTACTTCGCCACCGTCTTCTTGTTCTTGTGCCGCCATTCGCCCGCAGCCTGGTGAATCTTCTGGCTGCGCTCGTGGATCGCCCTCCGGTCTCGTCCGATCACGCCGTACGAGCCGTCCGGGTTCTTCCCCAGATCCTTGCCCGTGACCCCGTAATCGTGCATCACCGCTTCCTTTGCCCGCTTCCGCTGCTCGGCAACGTCCCACCCCTGGGCGGACGACTGCCCGATGGTGCGGTCGATGTGACCGTCGAGCCCCTGGATGCCCGTGTTCTGGGGCTGCGGCCCGGTGACGGCCTTGTTGAAGTGCCCCGACACGGTCGAAGGCGGAATCGGTGACGCCTGGCTGTCACACGCCGGGCACGGCTTGGGATTCTTGCGGTCGGCGATGCTGTTCCGCCCCTCGAACTGGACGCCGCAGGAGCACTGGTAGGTGTAGGTCGGGATGGCTTCAACCCTCCTTGGGGATCTTGGTGAAACCCCATCCAGTTCGGGTTTGGGTCTGCCCCTTCCACCGATTCAAGATGTTGCTCACAGACTTACGCTTCAACCCTGTCCCCTCAGCAGCCAAGCGCACCGAATCGAACATCAACACGGCCCCATCAAGGTGCTCCGCCCGGATTCGGAAAGGAAGGTTCTCGATTTGTGTTGCGCCCGCCTTGTGACCCCAACCGTGGGTCTTTCCTTTACGATGACTGGGGCGCCCTCGATTTGCCACACTGATTTTAGCGCGATGCTCCGGCGTATTCTTCTTCCCAAGGCGTCCCCACCGCCCCGCCCCACGATGGGCATCCAGAGCAATGTTGAAGATGCCATCGGGATTCGCCGCATCCAAGTGCCGCTGTTCAACATTCCGACAGGACTCTGGAAAACAGGATTCAACCGGATGGAATGTGAAAGCAGCCTCACCGTACTTGTCCCAAGCCCTTTGCAAATGCACGTTCTGGTGCTTCCCCTTCCGCAACATCCTCCGATGGGCACGGAACCGGGACGGGATATCGACCGACGAACCAATGTACCGCTTGCCAGACGCCAGGTGGGTGATGTTGTAGACGCCAGCTTTCATGCCTACCTATGATTATAGGCTAACCAACGTAGGTGTAGATCGGCATCAGTCGGCTCCTTCTTCCAGCCGCTTGCGGCGGACTTCGGGGTCGCCCAGGACATTCCGCAGGTTCGGGTCCATCCGGTCCAGCATCATGTGGTGCCAGTCCTCGCCAGCCCGAAATCCCACCTGGCGGGCCTTGGGCTTGTCCTCCCGCGTCACGCTGCCCCGCTCGCGAAGCTCATCCGCCTTGGCGAGCCACTTGCTGGCGTCGCGGTACTCGATGTTCGGCATCGTTCATTTCCCTTCAATCAGCACCCGGCGACTTTCGTGGTCGACGAGTGTCTTACGCACTTCTTCCCGCTGCTCCTCCGGGACACTCGACAGCATCCCGTGGAGCAGTTCTTCGGCGAAGTAGTGGTGGTCACCGCGCTCGGTGAGGAACCCGTAGTACCGGCAGTTGGCTTCGTCGTAGGCGGTGAGTTGGTGCCCTTTGCCTCGAAGATCGTTGAGTTCCGCTAGCCAGGAACCGACCTTGTGCCGCTGCTGCATCGTGCTCCCTACTTGATCATCGCGAAGGTTCCTCGACGACCCGACCAAAACGGGTCTTGCACCGATTCTACCCCCAACGCCTCCATCATCTGAATGTTGCCGTCCTGCCCGCGAAGTTCGTCCTCCGACAGCGCCGCGATCTGGTTCGCTTGCGCTCGGGTCAGCGGGGTTGCCTGCCGCATCCAACCCTCAATGGGGACGTGGATGGACCAGTCCGTCTGGCAGGTGATCGTGAAGTTCGCGTTGTAGAAGTAGTCGTCGCCGTTCTGGTCGTACACCTCTTCCGATTCCCCGCCCAGCGAGACGTCGGTGATTTCGATGCCCTGGTGCGACAGGCGGGAACGCAGGATGCCCCACAGGTAGATGACCGTCTGGTCGACGATCTCTTGCTGGGCGTGGACGTCGCGGCTCATCACGTCGCAGTCGAGGGTCAGCTCCCACTTGCCGCCGTACTCCATGTACGCCGCACGCCGGATGTCGTGGACCATCACCGCGAGCTGGTCCCCGTGCTGCATCCGCCTCCCGAACGCGAGCACGACACCAGGGACCGCCGTGGTGTTCGCGTGCATCTCGGTGATCGGGTACGGACCCCTCGACTCCAGGGGGTAGCGGTAGTCCGCCTGCAACCAGCGCCCGCCCGTCAGCGGTTCCGCCAGAGTGATGCCGCCCGTGAGCGACCCACCAGGGCTCGTGTCGAGCGTGTAGTTCGTGCCGGCGACCAGCGGCCAACCCGAAGGCATCTCGAACAGCCGGAGGCTGCCGATGAGCGGGGTGTTCTGGAGTTGGGCGTGCGTGTCGTCCACGAGGGTCACGGGCTCGTGGTACACCTCGATCAGCGGGTCGACGTAGAAGACCAGGTCGCCGTCTTCCTCCCGGACGTCGAGGTAGTAGATGCCCGGCGGCGAGGGGAAGTAGCCGCCGTTGTTCTGGATGGCAGTGGAGTTTTCACGGACCCACTCGACCGACAGACCAGGCTTGTTCTTCACCCGGGTCATCAGGCAGTAGGACTCGACGATGCCGATGTAGTTGTCGGCGGAGAGGTCGACCCGGTTGCCCGAGCCCGTCTTGACGATGATGCCGTGCTGGGGTCGCTCGTCGAACGAGAACTTGCCCTGGATGTTCTGGACGAGGTCGTCGCGGTACTTGGGGTGGTGCGACCAGTATTTACGCAGTTCGTCGATGAACCGCCGCTTGACGGCTTCAGTTAGCTGAAAATACAATGATTTCACCCAGTTGGCGGGAATCGTACCCGAAAATCCGCCAACTCCAGCCATTGGTTGCGGCGTGCTTGAGGATATAGGGTCGTTAGGGACATGCTGCCTCCGCCGAAAGCCTTCTACTCTTGCGGAGGGATAGGCGAATCAGCGTGCGGAGCAGCCGGGTCGTAGAGGCGGACGAACCGCTCCGGGCTGATGCTGTGGGGCGGCAACCGGAGAATCGGGTCGCCGCTCTCCATCCGAAGGATCTGGGGCTGGAAGTAGTCGGGTACGAAGGGCACGTAGTCCCTCACCCCCACCGGCGGCTGCTTCTGCTTCTTCGCCTTCTCGTAGCGATCCAGGTCCAAAGCCGAATCCCTATCCGTCACCCAAGACTTCGGGTCGGGGCTGTCCGGATGGATGCACAGGGACCGCACCGGCGCCGTGAATTTCCTCCGAAGGATCTTCACAGGGGGCTCAGGGTCGTCCTCGAACAGATCCGCAACCGACGTGATCTCCGGACCCGGGTCGAGACTCTCCCCCCGCATCTCGCACCGGAGATCGCGGATCTCTTCCGGGGTCAGGTCTGTCACGAGGGGCATGGAGCTACTCCACGATCATCTGCGGCGAGGGCGGGAATTCTGCTGCCGGATGCCCGAGAATCCCGATCATGTACGAGACGACGATCAGGTGCGCGGGGTTCTCCCACCCGATGCACAGCTCCATCCGCAGCTCCTCCAACTCCTCTTCGTTCGCCTGCTCCGCCAGGACGATCGCCCCTTGCGGAACGTCGATCCACTCGATGGGCAGATCGGTGACGATGGAGTAGGAGGGGTCGCCGTGGGCTCGCTGGATCTCCTCCCGAGCCCACTTCAACTGCTCCTCGCTCGCGCCCTCGACAGAGTAGACACGAGCCCGGGGCTGCTCTCGCAACCCCGATGCAACGAAGGAGCCCTCAGCCACCGCCTGCCCCAGCGGAGCGAGGGGAATCCCAGGATTCGACGTGCGATTGGGGTCGTCGTGACCATCCATGATCATTCCTCGTACTCCTGCATCGCCTGGACCAGCATCCCGAACGCGACCGCGTTGAGCGGGTCTTTCGCTGCCCGCACCTCGCTGATCTCGATGGGGAAACGGCGCTTCTTCTTCCGCCAGACCTTGTTGAAGAAGTCGAGGAAGCTACCCGCCTGGCTCGTCCCACCCGACACGATGATCGGGATGGGCTTCGGGAACGTGTACTGCCCCGCCTTGCTGGCGAAGTGCGCTGCCACCTGGTCCAGCGCGAATTCGATCATCGCCTTGTAGTAGAGGGTGAGGGCTTCCTCCGGCGACGTCTCGTGCTTCATCAGGTCGATGCCGCTCTCCTTGAGAGCGCACATCTGCGCCTGCGTCATCCCGACCGCCTGAGCCGCGTGCGTGTCGATCCAGTCCCCGCCACGCTGGACAGAGAAGGACAGCACCTCAGTCGTGTTGAGCGCCAGCGCCACGTTCGTCATCCCGCTGCCGAACGAGAACGCCAGCCCGCTGAACCCCTCGGCTGCGCACTCGGAGAAGATGATCGCCATCGCCTCGTTCGCCGGGAACGGGTCGAACCCGCACTCCTCGACGATGCGCTCGAACACGCCGCGATGGTAGATGATGTCCTTGTCGGGCTGGTCGAGGGGCGGCGCCGGCACGGAGAAGTAGCACACCTCGTTCTCCGCCTGCGGCTCCCCGAGCACGTTCTGCACGAGCAGCTTGAGGACGCCCAGTGCATCCTGCTCCCCGGCAGAGATGAGCCCTCCCGCCAGGGGGCGGCGGGGATTGCCCCCGAACACGTTCGCCATCTCCATCGCGGCATCCCCGAGGATGAGGACGTCGTCCTCGCGCTCGACGTAGCTCGTCTCCGACAACCGGAGCATTCGCGTCTTGCTGGGGGGCAGGCTCACGAAGGCGTCCCGCATCCGCTTCGTCTCGATGCCGTCCTCGGCACGACGAGCGGACACGATGTTCATCGTCCCGATGTCGAGCCCAACCCCTTGAATTTGCTTGGTTTTTTTAGCCACGCAAGACCTCCTGAAGAGTCCTCAGACAATTTTCGGGGTTGGCGTCCAAATCTGACTCCCAGAATCTTAGGACACGATACCCTCGGTTACGAAGAAAAGAGTCACAAGAGGCATCCAAGCGGCGACGCTTTTGTTGACTGCGCGTGGGCTCCGGGTAAACGGAGGGGTTGGCGTGCCAATAGTCCCCATCGGTCTGTATCACCAGACGGTGTTTCTCCAGAAGGAAGTCAACAGTGTAGTGCCCTAGAGGGGCTTCCTGCTGAAACTCGGCGCCACACTTTTCTAGCATCTCACGAACGGTGCGCTCCGGTTTCGTCTCTTTCCGCTGGAATTTCGCCAGACGAGCGGGTGAAGCATCCCGGAGCTTCTGCTTGTATGCGGCAGCCTTCTCCGCCCCGTAGACCTCTTCGTAAGTCGAACCCCGACGCCGGTCTACGTGAGCACGAATGCCTGTTGTGATCTTGGCGACGTACTCCGGGTCTTGATACAGATGCTTCACCTTGTGGACGGGATTGGCGGCACCTCTCTGCTGGTCCCCGAACTCCGGATGTTCCCGATGCCACTGCCGAAGAGGAGAGTCCTCCCCTTCAAGCCACGGGCGTGGCTTCTCTCCAAAATTGGGGTTTTTATCGCCACGGGCTACACCCGTGGCGATCCTCGTGGCACTAATCCGGGCGCCAGCCAACTTGGAGGCTCCCGTATGCTTCCTATGATGATTGGCTCGTCCACGCTTGGTCGCGAAAACCTGGTCACAAAAGGGGCAGGGGAAATTCATATTCCCAAGGTAGCATAGTGCCTTTGTCTAAATCAAATCATCGTCCCGATGTCCAGACCCAAGCCCAGGATCTTGTTCTGCTTCTTCGGCATCCTCTACTCCGTACGCTTCTTCCCACGGGCTGCCCGCAGAGCGGCAGCGGCGCCTTCGACTACCGCTTCCCCTGCCGTGGACGACTGGAGACCAAGATCGACGTCCATCGCATCGTCGCCGATGCGCGAGGGGACGAACACGGGAACGTCATCCTCGACCAACACCCTACCCGGCGAAGCTGGCATCACCGCAGGAGCCACCCCCTGCACGGGCATCCCAGCCGGGTACTCCGCTCGGAACGCAGCCATCACGGCTGCCGTCACACGGGCGACCAGGCGCTCTTCCAAGGCTTGCACCTGGCGCCCCACCTCGATCTGCACCCGCTGGTTCACGGGCGACCGCCCCAGCGCCTCGACCACCCGGCTCGCGATCTCGTCGGGGTCGACCAGCAGCACGTCGGCACCTGGCTGTGCCTCGGGAACGAAGGCGGGCATTCCTGGCGGGGTGGGGAACACGGGGTTGTCGACAGGGGCTTCACGTCGCTCTTGATACCGCTCGACGTACTTGATGCCCACTGCCTTCGCCTTCCATGCTCTCTGGAGGTCTTTCGACGCCCGAGCTTTGGGGGCGTCCATGTAGACGGTCTGCCCCTTTGTCAGCGTGAGCCCCAGGTCCGGCAACCCGATGTTGCCGCACACGCACTCGACCCGTGCTTCGATCATCGAGTGAATTCCGCAACCAAGGCTTTGACCGCCTCTTCCTTGATGATCCCGATGCAGCCCTTCTTGCCCGACCGCACCGCTCGCTGGACGAACGTGAACCGGGCGATGCCAGGATGGACCCAGGCGTCTGCCAGCTTGAGGGGGGCTGTGCGGAACACGACCTTGCCGCCATCGTCCTTGATTGGGACGACGAGAGGCAGCCGCTCGCCCTTCGACATCCGACCGCTCTTCTTCATCCCCGCCCGCTTCTCGCGCAGGGTGGTCGGATACCTGTTCGGGCTCTTCTCCTTCGCCTCTTGTGTGAGCCAGGTCATCTTGCGGGGCGGGATGTCGCGGGTCGTGAGGACGTCGATGTCGGGGAAGGAGCTGACCACCTCGATGGTCTTCTCACCGCGGATCTTGAACGAGAAGGAATCCCAGATCGGAGCCGAGCCGTCGCGAGCTTCGCCGGACCAACCGCGTTTGGCGAAGTCCTTTTTCGCCTCCTTGACGAAGGAGTCCACCAGGCACTTGCCCAGCCGCTCCAGCAGCTCTCTCGTGACGGGGATTTCGAGCGTCTTGCCGACCGGGCCGCCGTAGATGCTCTTGATTCGTGCGTGCCCCGGCAACTGTCACCTCATCCCCAACAGCGGATGAGGCGTCGCTGGCAGGTTCGTCAGGTCGATCTCGGCGTCCGCCAACAGGATGAACGCTTCCCGCATCGAAATCTCTTGCCGCTCCGCTTCAGCCCTCACCACTGCCCAGAACAACCGGGACGGCAGCAACTCCCACTGGTCCGCCACCGCAGCGGAGGCGTAGTACCGGAGCCGGTTGAGCAGCGGGTGCTTGAAGCAGTGCCGCAGCTTGTGGTGCCCACCCGGCTCGCTCCAGAACTTGCTGAAAAGCTGGTGCTTGAAGCTACTGCCGATGAGCGGGCTGTAACTCACCGACGTGGTCACGACGCTACCGCCTGCACCAGCGGGTGCGGCGGCGTCTCCTTCTCCGACACGGGGACGTCGATCAGCGCGATCAACGCCTGGGCTTCGGTGACATCCTGCTGGGCGGCGCCCTCTCGGGCTGCCTTGCGCCATTCGCCGAGGGGCAGGATCTCCCACTCCTTCAAGGAGCGGTCACCCAGGTAGTAGTCGAGCCGCGTGCGGATGGTCCCGCTCGCGATACGGTGAAGCTCCTGCCACCCTTCTTCGGTTCGCATGGACTCCACGAAGAAGGCTTCCCGATTGTTGGCGCATCTCATCGTCAAGCCACCCTTTCCACCGGGGGGTGCCACGTCCGGTACAACTGCTCCCCCTGGAAGCACCGTGGCAACCACGCTAACAGGTGCTGGCAAGCTGCCCCGCTTTTCACCTCTGACTCAGAGTACCTAGCCACAGAGTACCCCGCCGCAAAGTAGGCGTCCGCAGTGGCAATATCGTCCGCGATTCGAGCGGTCACATCACCAAAAGCGAACTTTGGCCCGTGGAAAGCCTCACCGTCGCAGAGGACCACCAGCTTGCGGCCGGCTCCCACCGGAATCTTGATGTCCGCTTCTCGGGGAGACCACTTGCCGCCGATACGAAAGCTCTGCCACTGATTCATCTGGAGCCCGTCAACCCCAGCTTTCCGGAGCTGGTGGGCCAGCTTCTTCTCCAAAAGAGAGCCCTTTCGGAACCGGCGAGCTATCTCCGTCGCCTTCTCCTCCGGAGTCATTGCGGCCCATTTCTCATGGGCTTTCCGGATATTAGCCACCGACCGCGCCTTCTGCCGTGCCCTCGCCCGCGACCTATATGCCTGGGGGCCTACCGCATCTTCCACGATGGCTCTGTAAACCTTGTAGGTGACCGCCTGCTCTCGTAGAGTGTCCCCTACGGGCTGACCCGCCTCATAAGCCAGCAGAAGCCCAATGTAGAGATCGTCCCCCCGCCGCCACTCCAATGACCGGGACTCCAACCCATCCCACTGTGCCTTTGAACCGCTGGCCGTCATCAACTGCCGGGTGTCGGCTACCTTGCAGAACGAGAGCTTCTCATACGCCTTCTTGCTCATGGACTGTCGCAGGCCCTCACAACGGGGGCACCGCTTTGTGTGCCGGAGGGTGGGGTCTTGTATTTCCCACAAATCCCCACACTTGCGGCAACGTAGTGTTGCCCGGTACTCCCGCCGCCAACCGTGCCATCGAACTTTCAGCGACTGGTGTTTGGCATCCGTATTGAATCGAAGGTGCTGTCCGAGCCCTCGGTAAGTGCGTATCGTTTTCTTGCAGACCTCACAAGAGCCCAGAAATCGCATGGAAAGCCCCCGACACCGTCAGTGCAGAGGATACCAGAACCCACCAAAGGATACCATACTCCGTATTCTCCCAGACCCTCGTACGCCCTCGCCGTTCGTGCTTGTCGCAGATTTCGGCTTTCTCCGTGAGCATCGGGTGCTGGGCTTCAGGTCCATAAGGCCACGGGGCCGGTCCCGACATCTCCTGGTCGACCGGCCTCGGGGTGAAGGTACGCACGCAGTTCTGACCCCGCGTCTCGGGCCAAGCCAACTCGGTCGTGCCGTCGATGGGCACCCTGTACCGAATGTCTCCTTGGTCGAAGTACGCGATGCTGAAATGCTGCTGCATCAAGTTACCCCGGTGACTCGGTCGTCGAACCGGCCCAACGCTGTACCTCTCGTTGGTCTGCTTGACGATGAAGTCCCGCTGAGTCAGTAGCGGGCTCGGTCCCATCCACACCTCGTACGTGTGCTCCTTGTTCCGCCCGCCCACCGCCTGCGCGATCCGCCGCTCGGCGTCGTCTGGGACGATGATGACTTCGTACGGTCCCTCGTAGCCGCCCAGGAACCCCGTCCCGAAGCAATCGAGACAGCGGCTCGACGGCTGCTTGCTGTACGCCAGCGTCTTGTCGTCGATGCAACAGTCGCACGGGATGCCTGCCGTCTTGCGGACGAACAGCTTCACCCGCTCGCCGCCCTGCTGGAGAATCCAGGCGTTCCGCCGCATCGCCTCGCGCCAGATGTAGTCCAGTGTCTCGACTTCGATGACGCTGTGGGGCTCGCACCACTCCAGCGGGGTCTCGATGTACCCGCTCGGGGTCGTGGCATCGACGGCGACCGACGCGACCCGGTACCAGAGGTTGTTCTCCAGCCCGGACCGGACGTGGTTCTGCGGGGTGTAGTAGCTCACCTCGACCACGTCTGCTGCCGTAGGGATGGGTGCGGGCACCGCCGTCTCAGTGCTGACATCCCACTCGTCCGCGTTGATGAGCGTCACCTCGTTGCTCGGACCGAAGACCCGGGAGACGGGCAGTTCCACGCCGTTGATGTAGAACTGCACGTCGGTCGGCGAGTCAGCGTAGTTCGGCTTCTGGTGCGGGGCAGACTCGTACCGCTTGGCGATGGGGCTCAGGGTGCGGAACACCCAGCGGCGGTCGTTCGGGGCGTCGCCCTTGAACACCCAGGAATCCGCCCACCGGACGGCTTCTCGCTCGACGCGGGCGTAGTTGGTGCGGTCACGGTAGAACGTGCCGCCGACAGGGAACTCGTTGATGCGTCGGAACGGCCCCCGATCGGAGGCTTCGGAGCGGTAGACGTTGACGCCGACGAGGGTGAATCCCGTGTTTCGAGTCAGGATTGCCGGGTCATCCCAACGGACGTCCAGCATTCCGAACACGAAGGGGCTGACGACCTGCATGTTCTTGGGAGGCAGTGGGACTGCTCCCGGGGTATCCCATCCGGCCGCCATTCGTCACCTCTCCGGCTACTCCTTCGACTCCCCCATCGCCGGGTCCGGCGACGTGGGCTTTTCCTCGGGCGTCGGCACCGGGACGGGGCGGGGGCGCTGCGGCATCTGCTGCGGCATCCCCGGCTGCTGCACGAGGACCGCCTTGCCGTCCATCGTCACGGACCAGGGAGTGCCCTCGGGGATGCCGAGGCGCTCGCCAGCCGCCTTGATGATCTGGTTCGTCGCCATCTCCGCCTGCTGGAGATTGCCCATCATCCGGAACGCCGACACGACCGCCAGCCCGATCTGCTGAACCGTCTGGTCCGCCTGCTGCTTCAGGCCGCCGAGGCGCTGCAACTCGTCCGGCAGTACCTCGCCGAGCACCTGGGGCTGGGGCGGCAGGAACTCCGGCGCCGTGTTGCTGATGTCTGCGGGAGCGTCCGGGCTCTTCGGGATGTCCTTGCTCATTGTGTCTCTCCGTAGGGTGTCAGGTTCAAACGACCTGCGCACCCTACCCGACATCCCCCTCGGTTCCCTGCATGGATTCACTCACCCTACGAAGCCGGGTGAGGAAGTTGACCAGGTGGACGCCGATGCGCCCCTGCAACTTGAGCCGCTTCGGCGGCGAGATGATGTTCGGCGACCGCGTGAACGAGTAGTAGACGGTGCCATCGTCGTCCCGGTACTCGTAGACCCGCTGCCCGAAAGCCGCGTGGATGTCCCGCTTGGTCGGTGCGTCGCTCACTTTGCGGCCTCCTCGAAGATCCCCGACTGGATGCGGATACGAGCCTGCGGCTTCTTGCCCGGGTCACGGACGCCCAGTGCCCCTTGCAACTCGACCCACTCTTCCCACCAGCCCATCACCCGGTCGCTGCGGAGCGCCCGTGCCGGCGGGTGGTCAGGGTTCCAATCGTACCGCAGCGCGTAGCGGTTCAACCGGGCGAACCGATGCTTGCGGATGTCCTGCCCCAGCTCCTTCACGTTGCTGTCGATCACCTTCGCCCGCTTGCTCGTCCGCTTGGCGACCTTGCGCTGCTCCTGCACCGTCTGCACCGTCTTCAAGGCGTCCAGAAGGGTCTCTTTCGGATACACCAGGACCGGG